TGCTAAAAAAATATACTGCACATAAAGCAGATTTGAATGAAGATGCTTTAACTTCATCAGATGTAACATCAGATGGAAAAGTTAATATTAAAGATGCAACTGCATTAACAAATTACGTGCACGATATGAAATTAGTGTATGAAGACGATATTAACTGGAGTTTTACAACCGGTAATCTTTTTGAAAGTAATTTGGAAAATGAAAAAATCAAAAAATTACAAATTAGAGCTGAGATAACAGGTGATGCAGAGCTGTTAATTCTAACTAATAATAATTCACATTATCAAAAAATTAAGGAATTTAAAGGTCTTAAAAATCAAAATGTATATGTACCTATCTTTGTGCAAAGATGTGATTATCTGAAAATTAAAATGCAAGGAACAGGCACTATTATACTTAAGTATATTGATATTACATATCTTGGAGGTAGCAGTAAATGAGAAGATTATCAAAAATTAAGACAGATACAAAGAATATTGCCGATGTAATCACTCAGTATAACAAGGCAGTAGATATTATTAACAACAACCTGTCTAGCATTGGAACTGAAAATTTAAATCAAGAATTGCTATCAACACTTAAAGATATTCAGAATGATATTAAAGCTATCAAGAAAAAGCTAGGAGTGAAATAAATGAAATCAAGTGTAAAAACACAAACGGCATATAAGAACTTGAATAAGGCTACTAAGAAATATCAGTCAACTGCTAACAATGCACCTACCTACAATGAAAGTGGAAAGACCAAGTCTGCATATAACCAATGGACAAGTTACGAAAAAAATAACAAACCTGGTGAATATGCTGGAACATGGGCTGATGTTCTTAATCGAAAAGTTACCAATTATATTAATCAAGATCCATACTCATATAAGAGTCAAAATGATGCAAGTTATCAAGCTGCTAAGGACCAGTACACTAAGACCGGTCAACAAGCCATGAAGGACACCATGGCACAAGCTTCAGCTCTTACAGCTGGTTATGGAAATACATATTCTCAATCTGTTGGCCAACAACAGTATAATGCTCAAATGGATAATCTATCTCAAAAAGCTATTGAGTATGAACAACAGGCATATAACAGATATGTAAGCGACAGAGAACAACAGTTAAATACTATTAATGCACTACAGAATTTAGATAATACTGAGTACAGCAGAAATAGAGATGCAATTAATGATTACAATACTTTTTTGAATTATCTGCAGAACAAATATACAACACTAAAAAGTGTTGATGATGATACATTCAATCGTGAGTACAATATCTGGCAGCAACAACTTGGTGCACAGGGTACGTTGATGTCTTCTGCTCAAAACAATTATCAGTACGAAAATACAAATGATATTAATAATTATCAGTTTGGTGTTAATACTGATTTACAAAAGCAGCAGTTAGCAGAAACAAAAAGAAAGAATACGGCTGATATTAAGCTAGGTCAACAGCAACTAGCAGAAACAAAAGCAAGTAGATTAGATACTAGGAACTACAATAATAAGTTGTTGAAAACAAAAACAACAACTTCATCAAAGAAAACAGGTAGTTCAAATAATTCTAATTCTACACAAGGAAAAGTTACTATTAAGTCTATTGATAAGATTGTTGAGAATGGCGCTAAAATGTATAAAGATGGTACTACAGCACAGCTGGCAAGATACTTGAATAATCTACCTTCTAGTTATGATAATTATATTGGAGATATTCTTGCTCAAATAGGACTATCCCCTAATTGGCTTGATAAGTTCTATGCCGGAAAAGTGGCAGCTATTCAAAAATAAAGGAGTCAAATATGTCAACATACTTAGAACGAATGAAGAAGAAAAAAGAGGAAGAGCAATCTCCCTCTTATTCTACTTATTTAGAGAGAAAAGAAGCAAAGAACATTCTGAACGGAACAGATACATTCCTTCAAGATTATAGTGATTTAGTAAATAATCATAATAATACATTGAAAAGTGCAAATAAGTTTCAAAAGAATAATCAACTTAGTAATGATGATTTACATACAAGTATTATAAACGATAGTGATAATTTCAATAATTTAAGAGATAAGCTATCAAAATTCAGAAATGAATTTGTACAAAGATATGGCGAAAAATCTGTATCTAAGATGGAAGATAGACTGTCTAATTTAGGACAGTCTATTAAGTCAACAAGTAAGAATATTGAAACCATAAAAAATCAAAAAAGTGAAATTAATGCAATTAAAGCTGAAGCTGAAAAACAGTCTGATTTGTTGTATCCAGGTCAAAAAACTAAAAGTGATAATGTATCATCTCTTGAAGTTAATGAAGCAAAACAGTTGACCGGTAACCCAATGGATATTCTATTCAATAATACTAGTGCTAAACAAGATGATGCATTGGTAAAGAATACAAGAGGTTACGCTAATAAGTATGCTAATATGTCTTA